AAAGATTAACTTTGTTGGTACCACAACATACAAAAAAGTAATTGACGCATGCAAGAAAACAAAAGCTTTTGTTGCTGCATATGGCTCACCTGACGCTATCGTCATTGAGCACACTGTATTTATCAATAGCCCAAAAACTGCTGCTGACCTTGCTCTTGTGCAGGGAGCAGTCTTGGGTGCAGCAGGTATTTCTGGGGCAAATGAGATTAAGTCTGTGGCACCGATCACCTGGCAAAACTATATAGGTAATAAGAAGCTAAGCAAAGAAGAAAAACTTGAACTCAAGAAACAGTACCCAGACAAAAGTGAGTCGTGGCTTAAAAACCATGAACGAAATCTCAGAAAAGAAAAAACTATTAATTATATTAATATTCAATATGACAGGGTGGTTTCTGATAATGACGTTGCTGATGCTATTGGCATTGGGCACTATGCCATAAATAATTGGGAGAAGTTGACAAACTAATGGAAAAGCTATATACTAATCAGATGTGGTTGAGAAAACGATACCATGTAGACAGAAAGTCTCCAGAGGCTATTGCAAAGGAATGCGGAGTCAGTGTGGAAACTATATATGTCTATTTAGCTAAATTTGGATTAAGGATATCAAGAAGATGAAAAAAAATATTGTTGCTAAGATTGCTGTAGTCTCAGCCATTCTTGCTGGTGGGCTGTGGGTAGCTTCACCAGCTATAGCACCAGATAACTGTGTACATATCTATATTGACTATGGTGTTTTGGATAATGATGCCAAGGTAAAAAAGTGTGTTTCAGCAAACAGAGAAATGACAGCAGTTGATGTATTCAACTATGCAGGCATTGATGTAGAAGGAACTGAGAAGTACGGAAATGCAGTTGTTTGTCGTGTAGACGGTAAGCCAGCTGCTGACCTACCTATCAACATAGAGGGTCACGAAACATACGTAGAGACTTGTGCAGACATGCCACCAGCATTTGGATACTGGGCTGTGTTTGTAAAGCCATACAAGAATGTCAATGTACCACTTGATTTTGCTACTGGTTGGAAGTGGGCAGAGACTGGTGCTGATCAGGTAATGCTATCTCCTGGAGACACAATCGGTCTAGTATTTACTGCTAATGAAGAAAACAGGTTCCCTAATGACTAATGATCTAAAGATTACCGTTGATCAGGTCAACCATCCACCACACTATACCTCAGACCCAAGCGGTATTGAGTGTATTCAGATCACACGCCATCGTAACTTCAATGTAGGCAATGCATTCAAGTACCTGTGGAGAGCAGGACTAAAAGACGAGGATAAGACAATCCAAGACCTAGAAAAGGCAATTTTCTACATACAAGATGAAATTAAGAGGCTTAAGGGTGTGGTGTAGTGGCCAGAAAGAAGACTACAGCACCAGCAGACACTAAATTTAAAAGAGATGACAAGGTCCATATTGATGGGTTTGAAATCTCTCGTGGTGATATAATTAAGATAGTTGGTGAATATGGACTTAAGTTTAAATTTGATTCCGTGGTCACCAACACTGAAACAGGATCTGTTTGGGTTGACTGCTTTGAACTATATCGTGGTCAAAGCCACAGCTACAGATCTTTTCAGGTAGATAGAGTTAAGCGTATTCCGCAGAAAGGTAAGAGAGGTAAAAGAGTTGTCGTCGATTGAGTTTATTGATACTCCAACACGCATCTGGATCATTGATGATTTCCTAGATGCTGATTTGGCGAATCAACTTTCAGATGAGTTCTATTCATATGATGATGAACGATGGCTGACAAGGAATAACTCAGAGTTCGAAGAAAAGCTTCTCTCTACTCACTGGGACTGGTACCCTAAATCTTTTTATAAGACTTTCTTTGATCTTACATCTGTAGATTTTACAGAGGAGCTAGAAGGCCTAACTGGCATAAAAGGGCTGATCGCAGACTATGGACTGCATGCAGGCGGTATGCACTTGCATGCAAGTAATGGCAGACTGAATCTTCACCAGGATGCAAAGGTTCACCCAAAGCTTGGCCTCGTAAGAAAGTTAAATCTAATTGTTTATCTTAATAAGAATTGGCAAGATGCTTGGGGTGGACAGCTAGAGTTTTGGGATGATAAGGACGGAGAGCCAAACACTCTGTCTGCGTCCGTGGAGCCAAGATTTAATCGTGCAGTTATTTTCCAGACTGATGGAGATTTTTGGCATGGACTACCAGAGATGATTGCTGCACCAAATGGAGAAAATAGAGAGAGCATTGCTGTCTTCTATTATATTAAATCTGATGAAGGCTTAGACATGCCTACCAGAGCAAAGTTTGCACTCACCGAGGAACAAAAGATGAACCCAGAACTTGTTGCTAAGAGTGAAGAGAGAATGAGAACGGCTTTTAAATATGGAAGATAAACTAGTAGAGCATTTAGATAATGTTAATAAGGTTGTAGAAAAATACCTTTCTGGAAGTGATCCAACACAGATCTCTAAGGAACTTGCAATTCCACGACAGACTGTTGTCAGCTATATTAGTGAATGGCGACAGATGGCTACAGACAATGCAGCTATTCGTGCTCGTGCCAAAGAAGCACTTGTTGGTGCTGACACACACTATAGCAAGCTAATCTCAAAGGCATATGAAGTAATTGATGAGGCAACAACAGTTGCTAACCTTGCTGCAAAAACTCAGGGTATCAAGCTAGTTATGGACCTAGAGAAGACCCGTATTGAGATGCTACAGAAGGCAGGACTCCTAGAGAACAAGGAGCTTGCAGAAGAGATGATTGAGATTGAGGAAAGACAAGAAGCTCTTATCCAAATCCTAAAAGATATCGCATCGGAATACCCAGAGATTCGTGATGAGATTATGCGTAGGCTATCTAGGTTGAGTAAAAACCAAGAGACAATCGTGATTGTGAATAACAATGTTTGATGAATTTTTAGATGCACTCCAGGCTGATAACTTTAAGGAGAGACCAGTTAATGCCCGTGAATTTGTAGAAGGCGAAGACTATCTTAACCAGCCACCGCTATCTGATGTACAGTACGATATTGTAGAGGCTATGAGCCAGATCTACAAGAAAGAAGATTTAATTGATTTACTTGGTGAAACTGAAGGCATTCGTTATTACAAGAAGTATACCAAGAATGAGGTCATTCTTCAGCTTGGTAAGGGATCTGGTAAAGACTTTACTTCAACGGTTGCGTGTGCGTATATTGTTTATAAGCTTCTATGTCTTAAAGATCCTGCAAGATATTTTGGAAAACCATCTGGTGATGCTATTGATATCATTAACGTTGCTATTAACGCACAGCAGGCAAAGAACGTCTTCTTTAAAGGATTTAAGACAAAGATTGAAAAGTCGCCATGGTTTGCAGGAAAGTATCATGCAAAGGCAGAGTCTATCGAATTTGATCACTCCATCACGGTTTATTCTGGACACTCAGAAAGAGAATCACACGAGGGTCTCAACCTTATCCTTGCTGTTCTTGATGAGATCTCTGGTTTTGCTACAGAGGTTGGAACTGGTAACGAACAGGGTAAGACTGCAGATAATATCTATAAAGCTTTTAGAGCTTCTGTAGATTCACGTTTTCCAGATCTTGGCAAGGTTGCACTTCTATCCTTTCCACGTTTTCCAGGGGACTTCATCTCTCAGAGATACGATGATGTAATTGCAGATAAAAATGCTATACAGAAGACTCACAAGTTTATTATGAATGAAGATCTGCCAGAAGATGCAGAGGGCAACTCTCTTGAGATTGAGTGGGAAGAGGATGAAATCATTTCATACAAGTACCCAGGAGTGTTTGCACTAAAGAGACCAACATGGGTAGTAAACCCTACACGAAAGATTGACGACTTTAAGACATCATTCTTTACTGACATGGGTGATGCTATGCAGCGTTTTGCATGTGTTCCAACATACATGACAGATGCATTCTTTAGACAGCGTGATAAGGTTAGAAACTCAATGAGTATCAGAAACCCCCTTGATCAGTTTAGAAGATTTGATCCTTCATTTGAACCAGACCCAGATAAGATTTATTATGTGCATGCTGACCTTGCACAGAGGCACGACAAGTGTGCTGTTGCAATTGCCCATGTGGATAAGTGGGTAAATGTTCAGGTTATTAAAGATTACCAGCAAGTATCTCCAGTCGTTGTCGTTGATGCTGTAGCTTGGTGGGAGCCAAAGATTGAGGGGCCAGTGGACCTATCTGAGGTAAAACAATGGATTCAGAACCTAAGAAGAATAGGGTTCAACATAGGTATGGTATCATTTGACAGATGGCAGTCATTTGATATTCAGAAGGAACTTACTGAGGTGGGTATGAGAACCGAAACAGTTTCAGTAGGTAAAAAGCACTACGAAGACATGGCTATGCTAGTCTATGAGGATAGACTGGCCATGCCTGCCATCGAACTTTTGTTCGAAGAATTGACAGAACTAAAGATTACTAAGAATGGTAAGAATGTAGACCACCCACGTAAACTCTCAAAAGACTTGGCTGACGCTGTGTGTGGTTCCATTTTTGGTGCTATAAGTCACACCCCAAGGGACATGAACCTTGAGGTAGAGATTCATACATTCAGAGATAGGCCCAAGACAGAACTTGACAAGGCTAAGGAACCTGTGCTACAATATAAACCTATGCCAAAAGAAGTAAAAGACTACTTGGATAGATTAAAACTAATATAAATAGAAAAGGAAATATATATATGACTTCACTTAAGAAGATCGCATTCGCAGTGGTTGCAGCTACTGCCCTTGCAACATCAGTAATCGCAACACCTGCAAGTGCTGCAGTATCTACTGCCCTAACAGTTGGCGGTTCTGCTGCTACTGGCGGTACTGCTATTTCAGCACCAGTCGCTCTACCAGTTCCTGCAGATAACTCTGTGGACGCTACAGACGCACTAAAGATTGCCCTAACAGGCCTTGACACTGGAACTACTGTTTCTGCTGTCGCAACTAACGGTAAGATCGTTACTGCACTTGCTGCTGCTGGTGCTCCAGTAACCGCTTCTGCAGGTTCATCATCTGTATCTGTGCCAACTGGTACTGGTACATCTGTTGACCTTTACGTATTCACAACTACTACAGCAGTTGGTTCTGTTGCAGTAACTGTTGGTGGAAACACAACTACATACTACTTCCAGGGCACTGCTGGTGCATTGAACGCAATTGAACTTGCTGGTTCTGCAACTGGTGCTGCTGGTACTGTATACACTGCAACCGTTCGTGGTGTGGATGTATTCGGTAATGCTAAGGGTGGTGCAACTATTAACCTTCAGGTTACTACAAGCACTACAAACGAAACATTTGCTCTAACTACAGACACTGCAACTGCAACTCTTGGTTCAAAGACTAAGGACATCACTCTTCCTGCTTCAGGAACTGTACGCTTGCTTGCAACTGCAACTGTAGCATCTGCTGTAACTGGACTAACTGCTCCAGTATCACAGAAGATTCTAGATGTAATTGTTCGTGACCTTGCATCAGAAGTAACTGCTAAGACTGCAGAACTTGCTGCAGAGAAGGTTGCACACGATGCAACTAAGGCAGAACTTGCAAAGGTAAAGGCAGAGCTTGAGCTTGAGAAGGCAAAGGCTATCGCTGAAGCTAAGAACACTGCGTCTGCAAAGGCAAAGTACAATGCACTTGCTGCAAAGTGGAACAAGAAGTTCCCAAAGGCTAAGGTTGCAACACTTAAGTAATTAATACTTAACACTAAGGGGACCAGGAAACTGGTCCCTTTTTTGTTACCGTTTTGTTATTTTAAAAACTATCAACCATTAGTTTAAGGAGTGTTTTACAAAAATGAAAACACTATGCTATAATTAACATCTACATTATTTTAGGAGCGTACAAAATGTCAGATTTCTTTTCATTCAAACTCACAGATGAGTTTATTGATAAATATTCTTTAACAGAATCACCATTCGGATTTAGAGACGTAGGTTCAAACTCACTTGGAGAGATTACCTTTATTAGAACATATTCAAGAGTAAAGGAAGATGGAACAAAGGAACGATGGCACGAAGTTTGTCGCCGTGTAATTGAGGGTATGTACTCAGTACAGAAGAACCACGCTAAGGAAAACCGCCTACCGTGGAATGACTACAAGGCACAGAAGTCTGCACAGGAAGCATTCGATAGAATGTTTAATCTTAAGTGGACTCCACCAGGACGTGGACTATGGTCTTTTGGAACACCACTAACCATGGAAAAGCGTAACTCGGCTGCCCTACAGAACTGTGCAGTTGTTTCCACAAAGGATTTAGACAAGAATGATCCAGGAGCATTGTTTGCTTGGGTTATGGATGCTCTGATGCTTGGTATTGGTGTTGGCTTCGATACTTTGGGACAGGATAAGAATTTCCAAATCTATGCCCCTACAGAGCCTACAGTGACTTATGAAATCCCAGACACTCGTGAGGGTTGGGTAGAGTCAGTACGTCTTTTGATTAACTCATTCCTACGTCAGAACCAGAATATTCAGCAGTTCGACTACTCACTTATTAGACCAGAGGGTGCACCCATCAAGGGATTTGGTGGAACAGCATCTGGCCCAAAG